GGCGACACTATATGTTTCTTCAATGGTCTAAAATTGATATCGGATACCCATCATACCTTGCTTTCCAGAGAGAAATCTTTCTCCACATGGCTGCGTGCGAAGCTGATCCTCGTTGTTTCGGTCAGCTATATACTAAGTGTCGTCGTTCTGGCTACACTAATGTATGCTCTGCTGTCCTTGTTGACGAAGCTAGTCAAGTTAAAGAGAAGCTTCTCGGCATCCAGTCAAAGACTGGTAAAGACGCGCAGGAGAATATTTTCATGAAGAAGATAGTCTCTATCTTTAGAGGCTACCCATTCTTTTTCAAACCTATCCAGGACGGTACCACGAACCCCCGTATGGAGCTGGCCTTCCGTGAGCCATCGAAACGTATCACCAAAAAGAATAAGACGTCGCAGCGTGGGGATGCCCTCAATACGGTAATCAACTGGAAGAACACCACGAACAACGCCTATGACGGGGAGAAGCTACATATGCTGTATCTCGATGAGGCTGGGAAGTGGGAGAAACCTACCGACATACGCGAGGCATGGCGTATAGAGCGTACCTGTTTGATCGTAGGTAAGCGCGTAGTAGGGAAGGCGCTGGTAGGAAGTACAGTAAACCCTATGGATAAAGGTGGGGAGGAGTATAAAGGTCTGTGGAACGACTCCGACCCTAACGAACGCAACAACAACGGGCGTACACGCTCTGGGCTCTATCGCATCTTTATCCCTGCATACGAAGCCCTAGAAGGGTTCTTCGATAAATACGGGAACCCCGTAGTCGATGACCCAGAGAAAGAAATAGAAGGGGTCGATGGTCTCCCCGTAGACCAGGGGAGTCGTAAGTACCTGAAAAACGAACGCCACTCTTTTAGGGACGACCCCTCGGAATTAAACGAGATCATCAGGCAGTTTCCGTTTACCGAGGACGAGGCGTTCAGGGATAGTATCGAGGGTAGTCTGTTCAATATAGGCAAGATATATCAACAGATTGAGCATAATGATAATCTATACCCTAACCCCGTGGTGCAGGGTAATTTCGTTTGGAGAGTAAAGGACGAGGAGGTTGTATTCTCCCCAGACCCGAACGGAAGGTTCCGCGTAGCGTGGCTACCGCCAGACCACCTCAGAAACAAAAAGGCAGACGATCGGGGTAAGCGTATGGCCCCCAATGCACACATAGGTGTAGGCGGGGTTGACTCATATGACCTGGATGCCACTGTAGACGGGAGAGGGTCTAAGGGTGCGCTGCATATGTACAACAAGTTCAATATGGACGTACCTCCGAATATGTTCGTAGTGGAGTATGCCTCTCGTCCAGACCTCGCCAGTATATTCTATGAAGACGTACTTATGTGTTCGTTTTTCTATGGGTACCCGCTTTTGATAGAAAACAACAAATACGGGATAGCAAGGTACTTTGAGTCGAGAGGATATGACGGTTATCTGATGGACCGCCCAGACTATCTGAAAACCCCGAACTCGTCAGCAAACGTAAGAACCAAGGGGATACCATCGAACTCTCAGGACGTCATCCAGTCGCACGCCCAGGCTATCGAAGCGTATATCCACGACCACGTAGGTGTAAACGCAGAGGACGGGGAGATGGGTAAGATGCTGTTTAACAGGACTTTAGAAGACTGGATAGGGTATAAGATAGACAAGCGTACCAAGTTTGACCTTACGATTAGTTCTGGATTGGCCCTTCTCGCAGCCCAAAAAGAGAAGAAAGAAAAACCAAAAGCGAACTTCTCAGACAAGAAATTTATCAGGACCTACACGCCAAAAGCCTGGCACTTGTAGTTTTACTATATTTGCATTGAGTTAAAATAACTCCACTCATTGCAGATGTACAAAAATAATAATAATTCTTCTAGCTTTCCAGATCCATTGGCTACCTCCGACATAAAGGGAGGGCTGGACTATGGGCTGAAATATGCTAAGGCTATATATCAGCAGTGGGGGAAGATAGATAAGCAGGATTCTGTTTACGGGAATCGAAGAAAGATATTCGAGAGAAACCGTAGATACGCAAACGGTACGCAGGACACGGCGATATACAAGTCGTTGCTCACCTCCCTGGACCCGAATAACGGTGACGGGAGCATGCTCAACCTGGACTTCACCCCAGTACCTATCCTACCTAAATTCGTAAGGATCGTAGTAAACAAGATTCTTTCGCTCTCCCCATACCCAAATCTAGAGGCTATCGACCCGCTCTCTTCTTCCGAGAAGGATAAAGAGCGCCGCAAGCTAGAGATGATGATTGCCGCTAAGCAGGAGCTGGCTAAGATCGAGGAAAAGACAGGGGTAAGCGTAGGGATGAAGACGAAGGATATCCCAGAAACGCTGGAGGAGGCCGAGATATTTATCGGCAACAATATCAAGTCGTCCTCTGAGATTGCTGCTCAGATCGCCACTAATCTTACACTTGAGTGGAATGACTTCAACGATACCACGCTTCGTCGCTGCGTAAATGACCTAGCCGTGCTCGGTATGGCGGTTGTCAAGCGCACGAACGACCCTAGCTATGGTATTAAAACAGATTATATCGACCCTATCAACTTTGTCCATAGCTTTACTGAGGACCCTAACTTTAGTGACCTTGTATATGCTGGCAATGTTCGATATATCCCTCTACACGAGCTTAAGCGTATGGCTGGGGATCAGTTTACAGAGGAGCAGTATAAGAAGATCGCCCAGGACGCCCAGAAGAAATACGGGTATGACATAGCAAAACTCAACCAGTCCTCATACGACAGGGTGAATAGCGTGACTAAGTTCGGGTATGACGAGTACATGATCGAGGTGCTTGACTTCGAGTTCATGTCTGTGGATTGCGAGTATTACGAATCGAAAGAAAGCCGCTACGGAAATATCGGTTTCTATTCTAAAGGAGAGAACTACAAGGCTCCACAAAACTCTGTATTCAACAGAGACGTCATGAAGATGGAGAACGCTACCCTGTATGGTGGTAGCTATATCCTCGGTACGGACTTCTTGTTTAACTACGGGAAGAAGCACAACATACCTAAGAATATCCACGATATCTCCAGAACGAATCTTTCGTACTCGGCGTGCGCTACGAACATCCTGGATATGATGCCTAAGTCTATGGTGGACAGCTGTATCGGCTTTGCCGACCAGTTGCAGCTTACGCACCTTAAGATTCAGCAGGCGGTTGCCAAAGCAAAACCAGACGGTATCATCATCGATATCGAGGGGTTGGAGAACGTACAGCTCGGAAAAGGTGGGGAATTGCAGCCGCTGGATCTGCATGATATCTACGAGCAGACGGGTGTCTTCTACTATAGAAGCAAGAACCCAGAGGGTGGTTTCCAGAATCCGCCAATCAGAGAGATCGGCAATAGCATCCGAAATATCAACGAACTTATCGGGCTGTACAACCACTACCTGAGAATGATTCGTGACGCTACGGGGATTAACGAGGTTATGGATGCTTCGTCACCCAAGACGGATGCTTTGGTCGGGGTTAGACAGCAGGCTCTGGCTGCGGCAAATAACGCTATCTACGACATCACGAATTCGTCTATGGTACTTTACAAGAAGGTATGTAGCGATATCGTGAAGTGTATACAGGTAATCCATCCAGACTCTATTCTGTACCGCATCTACGAGAATGCTATCGGGAAAGAGAATATGAGTGTGCTTAGCTCATTTAGAAACCTGGCTATGTACAACTTCGGTGTGCGCGTAGTGAAGGAGATGGAGGAGGCGGAGCGTCAGTACCTGGAGCAGAATATCCAGATAGCGCTATCTCAGAAAGAGATCGACCTAGAGGATGCTATTGCGGTACGTCAGCTCAAAGACATCAACCAGGCAGAAAGGCTGTTAATTGTTCGCAGGAAAAAGCGTATCGCTATGAACCAGCAGATCGCTATGCAGAACTCGCAGCAGCAGGCTCAGATTCAGCAGGCCTCGGCTCAGGCTACGTCTCAGGCCAAGCAGCAAGAGATGCAGATGCAGGCTCAGCTAAACGCTCAGGAGATGCAACTTAAGATGCAACTTGAAGCCCAGCTTGAGGAGGTGAAGCATCAGTTTAGAAAAGAGATTGAGATGATTAAAGCGCAGGCTACGCTTGGCTTTAAAGAAGACGACAAGAACTTTAAAGAAAAGCTTGAGGTTCTTAAGGAAGACAGGAAGGACGAGCGTGTGAAGAAACAAGCTACAGAGCAGAGCAAACTCATCTCACAGAGACAGGGGGATCGAGGGGAGCTACCAGAAGAATCAGGAGATATTACATCACAGATATTAGGACAATAAGATGGCTAACAAACTTAATTTAGACCAATCCCAGAGGGTAGATATTGTTTGCAGAAAGAACGACACGTTTTCTTTAAAGCTTCAGATTAGCGATGAGAACGGAACTGCTGTTAACTTGTCTAGCGGGTGGAGCTTCAATATGGACGTTCGAACAGCAGATACAGATAACACACTTGCAACGAACCGAATAATGTCTACTGGAATTACAACCCCTACTGATGGTGCTATTCAGGTTGATTTAATAACTGGTGGTGCTTCTGGGGAGGTTGTGTTCACTTGCTCAGCCGATGACATGGGGGTTGCTGCTGGTCTTTATGTATACGACATACAGCAGGTAGACACCAGTGCAAATCCAGATATCGTAGAAACCATCCTGTACGGTACTTTCCAGATTAACGAAGACATTACGATTACAGCCTAATGGCCCGCGTAAAAATCCAGATAACAACCCCATCTAACAATGTGATCAAGGTGTCGCCTGGGGTATCTGCGCTCTCTAGCGTGCAGCTGTATTTAAACGAGCTTATTGACGTTAATACGCAGCATGGGGCTGACGGGTATGTACTTACGCAGCAGGCAGACGGCACTTTCGCTATGGAGGCCGTGGCTACGACGCTTGCAGATTTGAGCGACACGAATATACCAAACCCACAGGGGGGTGACTCACTTGTGTATGACGCTAACACTCAGAAATGGGTACCTGGTGGTGTAAAGAGCGTAAATGGTCAAGAAGGAGACGTAGTTATTACAATCCCGTCCCCGCCTCCTACGCCTGGGATTAGCGGACTTGCGGATACGAACATAACAAACCTTCAGGACGATCAGATTATTCGCTATGACTCTGCTAGCGGTAAATGGCTGAACGAAGACTTAGAGGCCTTACCGTCTGGTGGAACTACTGGTCAGGCGCTTGTAAAAGCCAGTAACACCGATTATGACGTTACGTGGGATGATATCGCTGTGGACGTTCAGTTCCATCAGCGCTACGCTACCGAAGCAGAGACGCTACGATCAGGAGCTACAGAGACCGTAGAGCTTTACTTCTTTGCTCAGGGTGATGGTAATGGATTGGCAGAAAGTGCATCGAGCGACACGCCTACCAGCGGCTACGATATTCGGCGGAAGTTGTGGTACGCTGAGAAAGCGCAGGCAAACCCTGACACGTCAGGTGATTGGACGCAGTTCACACCCATCGCCGACAATACGACATTCAACAACGCGAAGGCGGCTTTACTTGCTTACCTGAAGGAACGCACGGGGGGGACGGTTCCGATTAGTTTAAAAATGACGTGGGAGGAGGTGAGCCAAACGGCGTACTTGCTTGACCAATCCTATGGCAGCGGCGCGGAAGCGGCGTACTCAACGCGGCAACTTCGAAACGCGGCGACAGACTGCATGGTTATTCGCAGGGCATCGGATTCGACGACTCAAACCATAGGGTTCGACGGTTCAGGCAACATCGACGAGAGCGCGATAGAAACGTTTTGCACGGGTACTACCTGCACGGTGTATCAATGGCGGGACCAAAGCGGAAACGGGAACGATGCGACGGCACCGAGTACGGGAGTTGAACCCACAATTTACACGGGGGGAGAGTTAGTGAAGCAAGACGGCAAGGTGGCTTGTTTATGGACGTGGGGCAAAAACTTAGATATGGACACACGGTTAACAACCGTAAAATCTGTTTTTTTAAATTACACTGGCAGCAGCTACACAGGTCTTAGTTTTTTACTTGGAGATTCATCAGGAGCTTTTTATCACGGTGGTTTAAGTAACCCCTCGCAAATTTTGTATGCTCCACTTGATTCCAATCAAGGCAGTAACCGATTGGACGGTACTCTTGCGACATATGGCAACGTTGTAAGACCGCAAAAACGAACGCTCTACAGTATGATTCACGTGGACGCGAACGGGGTAGTAGGAAGATTATCACAAGACAGAAACAACGGCAATCGTTCTTGGGATGGGAAGATGCAAGAGATTGTTCTTTATACAGACGACCGAACGAATGAACGCACCTCCATCGAATCCAACATAGGCGACTACTTCACCCAAAACACGCCACTCCTCGACACGTACTCAGGCGCGGCGGCTGCTTATTCCTTGCGGCTTTTGGACTCGACGTATACGGGGGCTTTGATAAACGTATGGAACGGCACGAGTTACGCTGACATCTACCCCAATGTTTTTGGAGAGCTTGACACGGTAGCCTTGGCTGCCCACTGTGGGTCAAACAATGGGTTCATTCGTTACTGGTACGACCAATCGGGAAACAGCATCACGCTTGATACAGTAGGAACTTCAGCGATGCCGAAGATTTACGACGCGACGACGGGCGTTGTTACAAGGGGTAGCGCAGGAAATGAGAAGCCATCTTTATATTTTGATGGCATTGATGATTATCTTAAAACAACAACCTCTATCGTACAAAATCCCGTGACATTTACGTCAGTGTTTTCCAATATTCCATATTATTGTTTTATCATTGGGTCAAAGACTTTAGCAACTTTCACCCTTCAGGCCCGACCAGGAAATACGACGCTTTGGTTGGGAGCAACCACATTATCTCAAAACGTTGCAGTTAGCCCAAATTCGCAACAAGTGGTTTTTAGTGCTGCTTTAAATTCTACATCTCAAAAGTTATATGCCAACGGTTCAAGCACTATAAATACAGATACGGTTTCTTTTGGCGGGACAACTCAAGAGTTTAGAATTGGGTACGTGGACAGCAATCCAAGTGGTATAATGCAGGGGTATGTTCAAGAAGTAATTTTATGGTCAGCTTACGACGACACCAACATAACAACCATACATTCCGACGTGAATAGTTATTATTCCATCTACTAATGCAATATATCATCGTACTTCCAACCCCCACGCAGACAAGCGAAGCACGGGCAAAGCAAATCACGCGAGAACTATACAACATCTCGCGTCCCGTTCTCATTCAGGCAGAAGGCGAAAAGGCGTCAACCGTCTTTGGGATTGTATCTCATCCAGATGAGACACAATATGCTCTTCAGGTCGATACGGATTACCTAATCCACGTCCACGAAGCGGCAAACCTAGAGAAGCTTGTGGCGTGCTTCCCTGATCTGACGAATGAGGAGCGATACGCCCTGTCTGCATACGTCCATACGAACAATAAGTTCCCGTTTGGACATATCGTACCATCGACAACGACTATTCGTGACCACCAGCATATGGTGGATAACGGATGGTTCCCAGAAGAACCTGAGTTATGATAGAGAAGGTTATTAAGATACTCTTCTTGATTGCTGTGGCGGTTATCGCAATCCCTGTGGGTTTTGTGTATTCCATTATCGAATCTATTTATTACGTACTCAGAACTACCATCAGGGCTATCTGGACGTCCATATACGAGTTGTTTAGGGGCTTGTCTAAGGTTGTGTCGGTTATCGCCTCAAAGTTCCTTGTTAGGCTTCTAATTAAGCGTGGTGGTGTGCCATTCGGTACGCACTCTGTTTCTGCTGTGCTTGGTGCTAACCAGCGTGAGAAAACCCTGTCTAACCTCGGTGTGTGGTTGACTAATCTGTTGGATTCAATCGATAGGAATCATTGTAAAAAAGCCTCGGAGCGGGCTGGTATCTAATAACTATGGCTGTAATAGAGAATGACGTCATCAAGGTAACTGTTTCCAGCAGTTCTACTAGAAATGTAATTAGGGTCTCCCCTGGGGTCTCTGCCCTGTCCTCCGTTTCGCTCTCATTAAACGAGCTAAACGACGTAGATACTACAGGCATTACAAACGGACAGACTATTGTATACGAGAATGGTAGCTTCGTGGCTGGTGATGCTGGGGCTGTAAAGACGATTAATGGTGAAGAACCAGACGCTAACGGGAATGTAGAAGTATCTATAAACGACCTTACTGACGTTAAGATTGTAGGTGCTCCAGCTGAAGGGGATGCTCTCATTTTCAGTAACAATTTCTGGACTACAGGGGATGCTGGGGCGTCTGTTTTGAACGACCTTACTGACGTAAATATTCCAACAAACCCAGCTTCAGGTGCAATTCTAAAGTATAACGGTAGTCAGTGGACTGCCCAAGCGCTTTCTATACCCTCTGTCCCAGCTACTTATTACCACCAGAGATACGCTACAGACGCTCAGACTTTCTTAACTGGGGCTACCGAAACCGTGGAGCTCTATTACACAGCAAGGGCCGACGGTGACGGTTTGCACGAGAGCGCACAGAGCGACACCCCTACCGCTGGGTATGACATCCAACGAAAGCTATACTACTCAGAGAAAGCTAAGGCAGACC